CACAACAGGCAGACCCTCAAAAAATACACAGGATTGTAATAGACTCTTCTATGACAAGCCTTTTACCAACACTATTGCGTGGGGTGTCGGAGAACTCAGATGGAACGGCCAATACGTCAAATCTTGAAAAAGCGTTTACTATTGGTCCCAATGCTAACGTAGCAAATTTTATTAAAGAAACATTGACCAAGGAATCTGTTGGATATCAAGAAATGTTTGATGCAGTACAAGCAGAAGGTAGACCAACTGACCCGCTCCCATATGTACGAGTTAACTTGGATATTCAATATGAAGACGACCGCACGGATTCTAATACAAATCAAAGAAAAGAAATATTAGTATACACCGTTATATTATTTAGATCATTTGAAGTTTTACCAGATACCAATCCAGCGGCCGAGACAGCGTTTAGGCAGGACCCTATACGACAAAATATACTTCTAAGTAACATGTCTGAAATGATTAAAAAAAGATATGATTACTTGTTCACTAGTATGAATACTGAAATATTAAATGTTGATCTATCATATGATTTGAATTATTTTAATGCACTGAAACCGTCACGTGGCGAGGGTTACACTGACGCTAGCCAAGACTTTCAGCCACAAACGACATCTACAGAAAACCCATTTGCAGCATTAGCAGGATTTTTGGGAAATTCAGTATTGCGCCCACTGGTAGGAACAATAGCACCAGTTTACGATTACACAGGCGCAAGTTCGACACGACAGCGTGTATCTGAAACGACGGGGTCTACTGATGCTGCTAGGTTGCAAGAAGAATCTGAAAACCAAGCATTGTTGAACAGTACTTTTATGACTTTTGATATGACAATCAAAGGTGATCCTTTTTGGATGGGATTACCTGGAACAGTCGACGGCGGGCAGCCATCTATTACTAATAGTAGACTCGGTGCTACCCAAGACAGCCTTATCATATTTTTAAATTATCTACCACATGAATCAGTTGCAGCTACAATTGGACAACATCGTGGAAGATTGGACATAGCTACTAGCGGAGTATACAGAGTTTCAAGGATCGTTTCAAGATTTCAAAATGGAAAATTTACACAGGTTTTGACAAGCAATAAAGAAACACAGTTGACTACAGAGATAGTAAAAAATAGATTGATGGGATTTAGATAATGGCAACAAGAACAGGTAACGTAACACCAACGCCCCGTGGAGTTGCACCAAGTACAAATGTTTTAAACGGCATGTATACTGCTACAGTTGTTAACAATGAAGATGTAAACAATACAGGACGCATAACTGTTAGAATAGGTGAATTGGGCTCACTTGATTCTGCTCCTACTGAGCATACTATTCTTTTGGTGACCCCAATGGGAGGACAGACAGGTCAAAAAAATACATCACAAGACGTCGAAGATGCTGGATCATCAACATCAAGTTTTGGTATGTGGCCACAGCCACCTGCGCCTGGCACAAACGTAGTTGTACAGTTTAGCCCTAGTATGCCGCAGGGTGTATTGATGGGAGGGCTAATTTCTGCCCCAACTAATCATAATATGGGCGGCAATGCAAGTGGTGAAAACAAGGACGGTGAATTAGGGCCAGTAGCTGAACAAAACCCACACGACACTGATCCACAAACAAAGCCAGCTGATAGCGCACGTGCAGCACAGTTGACAGAACAAGGTCTTGAAGGTGATTATGTACGTGGTCACAGCATGAGTAGTGCTAGACGTGAAAGTCCAAGTAAAGTAATGGGCATCACAACTGCCGGCGGCGCAGTACTAACAATGGATGACGGCGCAGCTGATGGCAGTGGTAGTCAGAACATTCGTATACGCACACCTGGTGGTGGACAAATACTTATTGACGACAGTACTGGTATTATTTTTATTACTAACCAAGGCGGTAGCACACATATTGAAATGAACGCAGCTGGCTGCATTGACATTTATAGTGAGAATAGCTTTAGTGTTGCATCAGCACAGGATATTAATTTCCATGCGCAAGGCAATATCAATATGCAAGCAGACCAAGGCATTAACATTCAGGCGGGTGGTGACGGCATACGTGCTGCAACTGATGGTCCTCTGCACATGAATTCAGTTGGAGTTGCTAACGTACAAAGTGATGCTTCACTAAGTTTAAAAGCAACTAGTGCTATTAAAATGACAGCGCCAACAGTTAACTCAAACAGTGGCGCTAGTGCTGATGCTGCTGAAAAGCCAACGCCAAATGGCCTAGTAGAAAACAGCGGCGTTTCACAAAGTGCTGCAAGTCGTGTACCAGAACGCCATCCATGGAACGGTGTACCAGGTGTACAGGAATCATTTACAACAGGATCAGGGAAAGCAGTATAATGCCAAATTACGTAGTTAGACCCACAACCGTTACCGCAGATATGCTAAAGGACTTTAGCATATATCCTGTGACTGATGAAACAGCCGTTAATGAGTTAAAAGAATTTCGAACATTAGAAGCAAGCCCACTTCTACTTAATTTTGCGTTACGACAGTATAAGTGGATACCCTACCAGTATACTGATGCTGACGGAGTTAAGCGTATTGGTTATAATACAACAAAAGGTAACGACGGTGCAGGTCTAACTGAAACACGGTCATATAGCTATTGGTTGGAAGATTTTAAAAACAAAGAAAGACGATTTAAGAGTTTGTTTCCACTTGACAGTATGACGCAATCACAGTATGATGCTATGGTAAGCCTTCATTACTTTACGGGAAGATTTGAATATGTAGGAACAGACATATGTAAATATGATCTCAGAGACTACATTAAAGAACGCAAGTGGGATTATATCGCAACAGCATTTATTTACAATGGTGCTGATCGCATGAGAACACAAGCAGAAGCAAAGATAATGATGCTTGGGAATTATGGAAGATACACCGACAGAAGTTTATTAAAGGAACGTGGACTACAGTTAATCAGAGGAAATTATCCAAATAGAATCAAAGATTCAATCGCAAAGCAACAAGCTGAATACATATATTACGTAGAGACGCGACGATTCTTATCAGGATTAACACAGGCACGAAAACGGCAGATAGTAGATCAAGAGAAACGGACAAGTTAAGGAAAATGAAATGGCCAGGGTGTTATTATTAAATGCAGATGCACAACCACTAAGTCTATTACCCCTGAGCACCATTAGCTGGCAGAATGCAGTAAAGTCTTATTTCCAAGATAAGGTAAAAATACTTCACAGTTACGATCATGTACTACATGCTGCACGGTTTGAAATGCAAATGCCCAGCGTTGTCATAATGACCGATTATCAGAAATCTCCAATGACTGCCAAATTCACACGCAAAAACTTGTATTTGCGAGACAGTAACCAATGTCAGTATTGTGGTAAAAGATTTAACTCAGGTGACTTAACAATTGACCATGTGATACCACGTGCATTGGGCGGACGTACTACTTGGATGAACACTGTTAGTGCATGTATGCCGTGTAATAGTAAAAAAGGTAAGTCGCTTGTTAAACCATTGCGTACTCCCTTCCGTCCAAGCTGGCACGAAATGAATAGTAACGCAAAGAAATTCGATGTTATTATTCCAGATCCAGTTTGGCAATACTATATTCAGTGGCCAGAAGAGCACCTGATAATAGACGAACGTCATAACGGAATGTCAAATTAAAAATACCCAGTGGAGACACTGGGTATTATCTTAGCAGTTAATTTCCGCATAAATATTATTATGGCGGAAATTATAGGCATATCAAACACAGGAACCACTTGTACAAGTGTAACATTAACAGACATAGATCTGGCATTGTCAGATCTACGAAATCATTTCTCTATCACACCTGGAGAAAAGTGGACGCTACCTGATTTTGGAAGTTATATTCCATACTACCTTTTCCAGCCAATCGATGACGCAACAACCTCACTTATTCAACAAGATGTTGAACGAGTTGTTTCCTATGATCCTAGGTGGAACTTGCTAAGTCAAGAGCTTGACATAGTAGAAGATGCACACACTATTACAGTTAACGTTGAATTAGAATATATTCCGTTAGGCCAAACCGCCGTGCTTGCTCTTAAATTCGACCGCGAATCAGCAACATTAGTGGAATAACATAATGGCACAAAAAGTTAGACAGACAAGACTATTTGCAGCAGAAGATTATATGGCTGTATATGATTCTTACTTAAACGCAAACTTCAAGGCATTTGATTTTGATACTATTCGCCAGTCAATGGTAGAATACATCAGAGACAACTATCCTGAAAGTTTCAACGACTGGGTAGAATCCAGTGACTTTGTAGCACTACTTGACGTAGTAGCTCAGTTCGGACATAACCTAGCTTTTAGATTGGATCTAAACTCACGTAACAACTTCCTAAGTACTGCAACTAGACAAGATGCTGTTTTCAAGCTAGCAGAATTTTTAGGTTATCAACCACGACGCAATGTGCCAGCTAGTGGTGAACTAAAAGTTATCAGCGTAAAAACAAACGAAGATATTATTGGTAGTGACGGTAAAACTCTTGCTGGTAAAGAAATTCGTTATGAAGTAGGAAACAATTACAGTAACTTGGATAATTTTATCAGTGTTATAAACGCAGCATTCATGCAAAGTAACCAATTTGGTAATCCAAGGTCAGAGGCAACTATTCTTGGATCCAACGTACAATTCTACAGTTTCAACAATACCGCAAATCAGATTGTTTTTGAATTTAGCGGCGTTGTGCAAGGAACTAAACGTCCATTCAATTCGATAGGCGTAGAGTATGATAGAGTAAAAAAACAAATATTTGAAAGCAACCCAAATCCTGCTAAAGCATTTAATATCATGTATAAGAATGACGGCACTGGTATTATGAGTAATACTTCTGGATTCTTTATTGCATTCAAACAGGGTTCGTTAGGATTTAAAGATTTTATCATTGACAAACCTATCAGTGGTATGACATTAGATATAGATGTGAGCAATATTAACCAAGACGATGTATGGGTGCAAACTATTTCAGAAAGTGGATCTGTTTTAAAAACATGGACAAAAGTAGATAATGTGTGGGGATTTAATGAAGTATACAACAATATTCCAGGTATAGTTCGTGATATTTTCGCAGTAAAAACCAGAGAAAATAATCAAGTTAGCATCATGTTTAGTGATGAATCTTTTGGTAATTTGCCAAAAGATATTATCCGCGTCTGGTACCGCACTGGCGAAAACGCAAGCTACAGTTTAAGACCTGATGACGTTGGATCAAAGCGAATCAATATAAATTACACTGGTATTGACGGCAACACATATACACTTACATTAGGTATACAACTTAAAGTTGGTGTAACTAACGCAGCTATTTCTGAATCTCTAGATGACATTAAACAAAATGCTCCTAGAATCTACGCAGCACAGGATCGTATGATTACTGCTGATGATTATAACAATTATCTAATTTCACAAAGCACACAGATTAGGAAGATCAAAAGCATCAACAGAACTCACAGCGGTCATAGCAGACACATTACTTTTAATGATCCAACTGGAGAATATGCTAGTGTTAGACTTTTTGCGACCGACGGAAACATTTATAGAGGTGACATAAATTCTAAATCAGAAGCACAGCAGCTATCAAGTTTTAGTATATATGAAAATTATATCAAGCCTGTGCTGTCAGATAAAGAAGTTGTTAATTTGTATTACCAAAAATTCAAACCAAGATTTATAGAGTTAAAAGACAGTTTTGTTTTTACGGGATACACTTGGAATACAAATGATTCAGTTACTGGATATTTCACAAACGCCGCCGCCGAAATATCTGGAAATAATGATCCTGTGAAATACACAAAATATATCCAGCCCGGAGCAATGGTAAAATTTACTAAAGATTCAAATGTATATTGGGCTAAAATATCAAGCATTTTTGCAAATGGATTGGGAATTGATAACCAAATAGACGAGCCATCTGGATTTACAGTGGAGGGGCTTGGTGCCATCGCTATTGATAGTAAAGTACCAAATGGTGCCACAATAGACATTATATATCCTGCATTTTCTAGACAATTCACAGTTACAGAAAAAAACAATATCATTTCAGCAATTGATGAAAGAGAAGACTTTGCATTAACTTATGATTATGAATCAGGCAACTGGTTAGTTGATAACGCCCCTGTATACTCCGAGACTCAGCCTAGTTTCTTTGATTCTAACGATTGGGTAATATACGTAAAGCATACAGGTAGTGCAGCAGACACTACTAGATTTTCATATGATGTAATTTACAGACAAGTTAGATATGCAGTTTATTCTGATCAGATCGTGTTCTCTAACACTTCTGAAGAATATAAACTGGACGGCTATTCTAAAAAGAAAATCAAAGATACCATAGATGTATTTGAAAATGGAAATATGACCAACAAGTTCTACGTTAGTGGATATCAATACGATCCTAATGGAGTTTTCTACAGTCATTCTGCACTTATTACATTGGTGGATGACGATATAGACAGTAGACCTGATAATCCAGATGCATTTGATGATATAACCGGTGGCGAGGAATCTATAAGTAATATGAGATTTGAGTGGACACATGTTCCAACAATTAATGAGCTAATAGATCCAAGTCTTACAAATATCATTGATGTATTCACATTGACAAATTCATATCACACAGAGTTCACAAATTGGCTTAAGAGCAGTAACAGTGACAATACACTTGCGCCTCTGCCGCCTACGCTTGATACTTTAAATCAACAATTCTATTCTGCTACTTCCAAGAAGTCACTTAGTGATACACTTATATTCAGACCAGTAAAATATAAAGTATTATTTGGCAACAAAGCAACTTATGATTTAAGAGCAGTGTTTAAAATTGTAAAGATCGCCGGTACTATATATACTGATAATGATATTAAGAGTTTGACAGTAAACGCAATATATGAATTCTTTGATTCAAAATATTGGGATTTTGGTGAAACTTTCTATTTTACAGAACTAGCAGCATACGTACATAAAAAACTTTCAGGCATTATTAGTAGTTTTGTTATTGTGCCTGAAAACGAAGACAGT